TTAGGTGTATCAACAGTATAGGTTGTAACACTTAAATTTATAGGTTGACTTCCACTACCAGTACTACCAACTGCTACACTACTTTGTCCTCCTGCTCTATTTGCATTTACTTGAGCGTTTGCTGCATTTCCTCCTACAGAAGTTCCTGCGGCTGTCGGCATTAATGAACCTAATTTAGCAGAGCCTAGCTCATCTGCGTAACCTCTAATAGAACTAATTATTCCTTTATCTATTTCAACAAAAGGAAGTTGATCTAAACCACTTAATACAGAAGCAACCGCTTTAATCATAACAGATATAAAACCTGTTATTTTAGATAGTAAGTTTTCTATATTTTTCGGATCAGACATAAAGTCTAAAACATTTTTTAAGAATCCTTGGAATGAACTATCACTTAATAAGTCAGCAAAAGACTGCTTTATCTTTTCAATAAAGTTAGCTATCTTTTCAGTAGCAGTCTGGCTCATTACTTTACTATACTCTTCTTCACCTAACAAACCTACTAACTTTTTTTGACCTTCTATAGTCTGGGTCATTAAAGATACCTTAGTTTGGTATGCTTTAATATCTGTAACTTGAAATTTAGAGAATAGTTCTTGTTGCTTTAACATATCAGCGACCTGATCTCTAGTCATACCAGCAGATGCTGCAAGCGCATCTTGTTGTATTCTATTATAGTTTAAAAACTCTCCTGATGTACCTAATTGATTAACAAGTTCTTTACCTGCTTCAACTAAATCATTATTTAAGAAAGCTTCACGGGCTTTATTTAAATTAATATCTTTGCCTGTTAATAATTGTGCTTCAAACTCTTTACTTATGCTTGATTCAAAATCTAAGAATGAGTCTGCTAAAGAGTCTAATTGTTTTAATTCTAGACCCATAGCTTTAACACTAACTAAAGATCTAGTTAGTTTTTCTGGGTATTTAGCAAATGAAAGACCTAAAACTCCTGATAGACTAGAGGCCTCTTTAAGAACATTTTGCCATTTTATAGAAACACCTAATGTTTGTTTTATAAAATTAGAAGTTCCCATTGCAGCTTTAACAATCCTATCTTGACTAACTCCTGAAACTGTTTCTACGTCTACTAACTGTTTTCTAGTCTCAAGATCTATACCTGCAATTTCTTTTAACTGAATCTGCGTTTGTAAAGCTTGAGTAGAAAGTAAATTATTTCTTCCTGTAGCTTCAGCTATCTCCATTTGAGTCTCTCTAAACTTCTTTGAGTTGAATAAGAGATCTCCTGAGTTACGTGCTACATCCCCATATTGCTTATTTAGTTTAGTAGCATCAGCTACTGACATACCTAAGTTCCTTGCAAATAATTGTACTTGTGACCCTGCTTCAGTTGCATAGTCTGCAACGTTTGCAAGCATATCTACTACTCCACCAATTAAACCTCCAACAATAGGAATCTTACTTATTAGCTCTGTAAAAGGAGAAACTAATTTAGAGATAGGACCTCCAGAACCTGTTATCCCACTGATTCCTTTACCTACTGTATCTAATCCTCTAGCTGTAAGATCTCCTGCTTTTTTTAAACCTGCGTATCCTGCGGCTAAAGTACCAACTAATATTGCACTTCTTGCAACCCACTTTTTTGTAGTATTCTCTCCTTCACGGGCTTCTTCAACCATTTTACTGTAGGTATCTTTACCAAATAGTAAGTACTTATTTAATACTTTAAGAGCCGTTCCTGTTTTACCTAATTGTTTTTCAATTCTTTTTTCATTTTCTAGTTCTTCTGTTGCAAGGTTTACCCTCTCTTTTAGTCCTTTTTCACTTTGTTTAAGAGCTATAGCAGATAGCTGCTGAACATTTAATAGTTGTTCTTGTCCCTCTATTGTAGTTTCTAAAGTACTTAGTTGCGTTCTTAGAATTGCGGATTGTTGATAATTACCTACGGATCTTTTTTTAAGTATATCCTCTTCTAGCTTTTTTCTTTTTTCTATATTAGTAATATACTCATCAGCAATATCTTTATCGGTTTGATTTATTGCACTTAATTGTGCAGCTAAATTAACTTCTTTTCTTAAAATCCTCTCTCTTTCTTGCTGAATTCTTTTTATATTAATAGTAGACTTTTCAAAACTGGCTGTTTTAGATGTAGAATCGTCTATTAACTTATTCATTTTAGTGAGTAAGTTTACAGATTCTTTAAACTCTCTATTTGTAGCAGCCGATGTAGCAGTTATATTCTGCTGCGCTGCTGATAGGGAAGCTGCAGTTTCTTGAAGATTTTGCTGGGATTGATTTTCGTTAGCCATTTATTAGTATTACCTACAAATAAATATTTACTTTTTTGTTTTTACTTTAGAAACAAATGTAGGTTCTTCTAATTTTGACTTTACAACATCTGGGATCTTGAATTTTGACATATCTGTCTTCTCTGTTACCGTCTGTTTTTCTTTATTTCTAACCTCTTCTACCTTTTCAAGGTATTCATTTATCTTCTTAAGGTTAAAACGACGTTTAGGAACGTCCATATTCCAGACTTCCGTGTAAGTAAAGCCACCTCCGCCGTGATAGGTTAACTCAAAAACCTCTGTCATGAATGCCGATCTGTAATCGGCACTAGGGAAAAAAGAACTCAGCGGTCATAGGAAGGTCTGTCTTGACTTCCGTGCCATCTTTAAGTGTAAAATTGATAGACAGATCAATATCTGGTGTTATAGACTCTATGCGTCTGCGTAATTCAATAGAATCTCTGGATAGTAAATATCCTTGGTCAATAAAGTCTCTAACAGTTTTTGTGGAGTACTCTCCATTAACAGCTAGGATCTGATATTTAAGCCTAGTTGAAATAGATCCTGCCTCTTGTCCTAAATTCTTTTTAATCCCTTTAACCTCTTCGTCTATTTTCTTATCATCAGTTAGAGTAAGAAGCTTGAATGTAATAGTGTTTTTAGAATGGGGAAGCACAAAATCAAACTCGTTTTTGTTACTGAATAGCGACCAATCTAATTCTTTATATTTAAGTGTCTGAAGATCGATACTTACGATCTCTTCTTCATTTGTATTAGGATTAGTATACTTAAATGAGTATTCTTTACCATAGGCAAGAATCCTAGCGGCTATCAATAAGCCATTCCTGTCACCCAAGGTTAGGTCTTCGTAGTTAATTGGTGATTTGATTAGGCTCTTGAGTGTCTTCTCAATGGCGAGGCCCTGGCGAAGCAGGTTAACGTTTGTGAGGATGTCTTCCTCTTTAGCCGTCATATATTTCATTTCAACTTGGCCGGAAGATAATGCATTTTCTGTTGCGTATACTAGACCTTTTGAAGGTAGGTCTATAATTTCTGTTGGTATCGTAAACTTTTGTTCAGACATAAAACTGTTATTTTATATATAAATATATGAATAATTAATTTTTTAAAATAAAAAAAGCCCCAAGTGAGGGGCTTCTTTCTAAATTCATAATTAACACTAATAATTAAGCACACAATAATCCATTCCTATAGAGATCGTTAATTCAGTAGGATCAGAAGTAGACCAGTCATAGTTACCAAAAGTAGCCTCTTTAATGAAAGCGCCTTTGATAATCCACTCACTTACAACATCACCTACCGGACCTATAATTGACAAGTTAAGATCTTTCTTATAGAAGTCAGAATAGCCATCACGACCAGTTACAGACTCATGATGAAGACGAACCCACTCAATTACAGCTTGTTGGCCAGAAGGAGAAATCGGGTTATATAAACTCAAGCTCATATCTCTCCACTCAGCCTTACCTTTAATCTTACGGTAAACATTTATGTGGTCGAGTTTGATCTCGTTTAAAGTAACGCCAGGAGCATCAGCTTTTTTAATCATATATGAAGGAATACCGTCAATATACATTACAAAGCGGTTTGATACTGTGGGTTCAAACGCCGTAAACATTATCTCGTTGGGGTCGAGGACAGGCATGTTATTATAATTTATTTTGTTTAATCAATTTTGTTATATATGACCTTGATTTGTTTAGGTATTTTGCTAGTTTATTTTGTGATTCAAATTCTATTCCTTCATAAACTATTTTTTTAGCAACAGACGTAGTCTTTCCTTTCCAATAACCACTTTTTTTATAAGCAGGATGTTTACTTCCCACTCTACCAAAACAAGGATTATTTTCACCTGACATTCTTTCGCTGTGTTCAGGTCTCAATTTACCGTAGTTAGGATTTCCAGTACCAGTCATAGACTGTCTTATTATCTCTTTAGTCTTAACTGTGTGTCTATATCCAACCGTTCCTTCACCTCCATCAGTCATATTAACTAAAGTGCCAGCCTTTTTATCTCTTCTACCGTATAGAGCTATAAACTCTACTTCTTTCTCACAGGCTTCTTCCCAACTTAAATCATCAAAAAGAACTTCTACGTCGTAACCTTTCTTTGATATATTTTTCCAAGCTCTTGTTCTACCTTTTGTTTCGTAAGCCCTATCTTCAGACTCTCCTATTCCTATGTAAAACGGCTTGTTTTTATCTTGTCTTATATGTCTATATAATATTGGCAATCTACTTATAAATATTCGAGAACAAAATTATTTTTATATAGACTAATTACCCTTGCTTTGCTCTTTCTTTATCTTTATTAGCAGCCCTCTTTAACAAAGCACCTAGAGTTCCAAGTGTAGTTCCACCAGCAAAGAAATTTAATAGCTCATTTGAATTCATATTCAACTTTCTTCCGATAGCATTGATTATATCAGGATCAGTTATAGTATTAGCAAGTTGCATCAATATCTCTGTTGCATCTTCATTCATAGGTGCTTTAGACGCCATTTCCATTTTATTGATTTTTTCGTCTAATGCGTCTTTAGCTTTTTTCAATTCGGCTAATGTATGTGTTTTCTTTTCCATTGAATTATTTTTTTCTTTTATTCCTTTTTTTACCATATCTACTGCCATATCTTCTGAAGAGGCGTAATCTGTTCCCATATAGCCCTCTTCTTGCTTTTCCTCTTCAACTTTTTTCATTTCATCTTTTGGAGTCTTCATTTTCTTTTCTTTAACAAGCTCCATACCAGCACCAAGATTGTGAGTGCCTTTTTTTGCTTCAGTGATAGTCAATTGCTTTTTTACACTCTCGTATAAGTTAGCAGGTACTTTGATTCTTAAAATTGTATTATCGTTCATCTTAAATTTTATTTATTTTATTGACCAAAT